GCTGCGTTACCTAAAGAGTTAGCAGTATTAGTTAACTCTAAATAACCGTATCTAGTCATAAAAGAAACTACTGGTTCAAAGCTATTTGGATCCATTACAGGACCAGTGCTCATTAAAGGAATATAAGGACAATAGAATGCTGCTGCATCTGTTTCAGTTGAACCTTTATAACCTAATAAAACTTTTTCGTTGTCTGCTGCATACTGATCAACATAAACTTTAACAGTGCTATTCAAAGTACCTGCTAACTTAGTGTTAGTCGGAGCTTCAAAAGTACCTTCAGTTGTACGAGCAAAACTCGAAGTAGTTGCTGACTGTAAAATAGTCAAAGCAGTCGGTGAAACAACAGCCCAGTTAGCAGCACCACGACGTGTACGTGCAGCAACTAAGTTAGCTTGTTGGTTAATCATAACTGCTAAAGCAGCATGTTCGTCACCTACATAAGTAGCTGTACCACTTACGTCTGCTTGATTATAAGTTACTGGAGCCGGACCAGATAAAATGCGTAAGTTATTAAGCATTTCTTGATCGATTTCAACAGTAATTTCTTGTGCAAGTGCTTGCATAATCTCTGCTTCAATATCAATACCATGAAGAGCGTTTGCGTCTTGGCTAGCTTCGAAAGTCCAGCGTGCGCTTAACTTACGAGTCTTAGCTTCAACAGTCTCTTTCAAGATTTGAATTGACATGCGATTGCCAACTTGACCTTCTAAACGTGCAGTACGATCAGCACCTGGAGGTGGGTTATTATCACCATTTACGCGCTCATTACCCGAATAAGCTTTAGCAAGATCGAAAGGACCTAATGCTTCAGTTCCCGCAGTAACTCCTGCCGCTGTATCAGCATATCGGACACGTAAAGTATGTATTTGTCCAATTGGACCAGTCATAGGCTGCACACCTAAAATTTCATTAGCGATTACGCTAGGCATAATACGTCTAATCAAAGGGAGCATCACTTTATTAATCGTTGCGATGTTACCTGTTTGTGTTGCGCCAGTAGTTGCAGATTCTGCAATATGGCGTTTAGTGTTCTCAAGGACTGCTGCCATAGAGTCTTTGCGTTGCCCTTGAAGACCTTCTAAAAGTGCTTCTCTTGTTGCACCCCAGTTGCTTTCGAATAGTTTAGTACTCATTCTAAACATCTCCTATTTTTGTTTTAGTTTAAACCTGCTAAACGACGTAAATCTAAAAGATCTGCTTCGTCACTAGCTGGGCCGTTGTCTTGGGCAACAGACTGTGCCCTATTACCGTTTTTTTCTACAAGACTTTCATTTAAAGATCTTTTTCGATTTCTAAATTTAGGTTTTGTAGTTTCATTAAGAACTGCCGGTAAATACTTTTTGAACTGTACTTCAAGTTTATCAGTACTAACTGATTCTAAAAGTTCGCTCATAATCTCTGATTTTTCTCTGCCTAAAGGTCCTAATAAAGAAGACATTACTTCGCTTCGTACCATTCTATCTTTAACTGTCAACAATTCGGCTCTTGTACTTTCAGCTATTGCTTTTTTCTCAGTAACCGACTCTTTAAGAGAACAAATTTCAGACTTGTAAGAATTTAGGACTTTTTGCATTTTACTAACTTCAGTACCTTCGTTTAAGTGAGAGCTCATAAACTCACCTACAAAGGTTTCGTAAATTCTACGACCGAAATCATTTTGCCTTGCAGCAATAATATCTTCTCGATATTGCACAATTTCTTGACGTAAAACACTATCAATATTTTTTTCTACAGCTTTAGCAGCTTCCGAAACAAACCGTCTCTTAGTTTTAACAAGAGATTGCTTGCCTTCTTTAACCATTTTAACTTTTTGTCGAACTAGCTCTTGCTTATCGGAATGGAACTCTTTAATCTCTTCCGATAATTGTTGCAATAAGAATGTCTCGAGCTTCTTAACGCCTTCAGTTGTCTTACGTCTCTCGTTTCGTAACTCTTTAACTTCTCTAGCTATTTGTTCAGTAACAAAACGATCAAGTATAGCAGTGTGCTTTCCTATATCTGTTTTGTACTTAACTCTTTGTTCGACAAGATTTTTCTTGTCTTGAGCAAACTCAGCAAGCTCTGCGTGAATTTTATCGTTCAAGAAGTTATTAACTCCTTCAACCATCACACCTTTATCGTAGCTGAACTTACGAGAAAACTCCTCGCGTAATTCAGCTGCTACTTGCTCTCTTGCCTCAGACAACTGTTGATTCCAAGCTTCTTGTATTTGAATTCTAGTATCTTCTGGGAGATTTAGATTCTCACTCAAGACTTTTTCAAACTTAGACTTCATGTTGTCTCTCCTTATAGTTTCAAGTCTTTAATAAACTTGATTATATCATTTTCTAAGTGCCTTCGAGCAGAGATATCACCGTAAGATACTGCTCTTGCTACTTCCATGATAGCTGTACCGCCTTTCATATTGTATAAACTTTCGTATATCGCTCTAGGAAAAGCTTCTGGTGCGCTAGGCTGTGCTACAATATCAACTGTAATCATTTCGAACTCACTTACATACCCATCGTTACCAACATTGCCTGAACCTCTTGTGCTAACACCGAGTATAACATCCGAACTTAGCATAGCTTTCGCAATTTCACCGCAAGGTGTAGGTAAAACTTTGAGTTTTCCGTACCCATCGTTTCCTTTTAAAGTCATCTCTGTAATGACATGTGAAACCCTGTCTAAATTAATAGTTAACTCTTCTGGGTGATCTAACTCACCCAGAAGACTTTGGCCTGATGCTATTTTACCATTAACTTCTTCTACTGCCTTTGAAATCTCGGAAAGAGGGTACACTCTTTGATTTTGATTTCTTTTTTCGGCTTGCGCAAATATACCTGACATATATAAGTCTTTACCATTGAAACCGGTTTCAACTATCATATTTGCTCTTGCAGGGTCGTAATATTCAAATAACTGATTAGACATAAAATATACCCGTTAAATTAGCTAGGTTTTTTAGTTAGTGGGCTATGAGCTTGCACTGAACCTTTCTTGCTATTTTTTCCGGTTCCTGAAAACTTGCCTTCGCCTTTTAAATCGGCAGCTTGATTCTTTTCAGGTACATCGATATTGTCTTCGACAGTATGCTTCTTAGCGTTCTTATTTACTTCTTTACCATTGCCAACAGGTTTAGCGAACTTTGTAGGTTCCCCTCCGTAACTCTGTTTTTGTGGAGATCTAGTAAAAGGAGCATCTTTCTTATCTGCGTGTTTTTCTTTTTTCATATCAACTGAAACTTCGTGCTGCATTTTAGTTGCTTCGTTTACGCTATCGTCATCGTCGCACATATCTTCATACATACCTTCGTCGCAAGACTCATCGTACATACCTTCGTCGCACCCGGCGCCTTCGTCAACTTCTTTTTCGAAGCCTAACTCTGCCTGTATTTCGTCAAACATAGCTCTAAGTTCGTCGAACTTATCTTCGAGATCTCCGTCCATGTCGTCCATACCGTCCATGTCGTCCATACCGTCCATGTCGTCGCAATCTTCCGAATCTTCAGGATCGCAATCTTCCGAATCAGCATCATCGTACATTTCGTCTGCTTCAATTTCATTCTCACTTTGCTCAATATCTTGTGCAAAGTCGTCTTTAAGATCACCTCCGTAATTTTCCTTTACTTCGTGATCTTCGTGTTCTTCTTCGTCGACTTCATTCTTATCATCGCACATGTCCTCTTCGTTAACAAGCTCGTTGTAAAGATTTCGTGCTTTCTCTATGATGATATCGTGTAGCAGATCTGCTGCTGACTCTGCTTCTTCGTTAATTATAAAGTCAAGAACTTGTTCGATTTTTTCATGGTGCGACATTCTAAATTCTCCTTTTTTTTTAAACAAAAATAATATTTATTTATTTCTCACAGGTATTTATACTTTTTCTTTATATACGCAGAAAAAGATGCCAAAAAGAGCATCTTTTTCTTTTCCCTTCTAAATTAATAAAAAATCAGAATGCATTACCTGAGTCGTCGCCACCGTACATGGCACTGACAAACTCAGATCTATTTGACTTTTCGATAGTTTGCATATCTCTCATCTTTCTTAGTTTATTCAGGTGTCTTAAAGACAGTCGAGGACGCCGAGTATCAGATAAATGTTCCTTACTTACATTATCCTCTGAAGGCTCATAAAACTCTACTAACAGATCCAAGGCTTTAATTGTA